TGACGTCGACGCCGGCGGCCGCCAGCACCTCCACGGCGGTGCGCCAGGCGGGCTGGGACAGGGCGTGGGTGTCCCGGCCGATGTAGAGCGGCCCGTCGATCCCCTGGCCCTTGTCGATGAAGCTGCGCACCGGGATCAGCCCGTCGCAGTAGCCAAACACCACCTCCATGAAGGAAGCGATCTGCGCAGGATCCGGCTCGTCTCCGAACGGGTCGATTTGCGGTGCTGCGTCGTTGAAGTCGCGCCAGGGGTTGAAATGAACGAGGTTGGCCTCGGGGTGGTCGGTCGTGCTGTCGTCACGCATGTCGGTGTCCTCGGGTGGTTCGGGCGGGTCGGTGGTGTCCTTGCTCATCCGGGCAGTCCCCAGCAACGTTCGGCCCAGGGGCAGAAGCGGCATTCGAAGAAGTCGCGGTTCCGGGCCACGCGCGGCAGCAACTCGCCCGTGTCGGTGGCCCGCAGGATCCGCACCGCGCGATCCGACATGCGCTGCGCGAGCTCGGCGTCGAAGGGCACCAGCTCGTGGTGCAGCTCGGCGGTGTCCTTGTTGATCGCGGTGAAGAGCGCCGGATTGGCCGAGATGCCCGGCACGCTCGCTTCCATGTAGGCCTGGTAGAGCGCGATCTGGGCGGCATAGACGGGCTTGGCGACGGTCACGCCCTTGGCCACCGTCTCGCGCCAGTTCTTCGCGTTCATGGTCTTGCATTCCCAGAGCGAGGGTGTGCGCAGCCCCAGCGCCGCCGGCGCCTCGGAGATGATCCCGTCGACATGGCCGCGGATGCGCCCGCCCGCGACGGAGAAGCCGAACTGGCCGCCGTCCCGCTTCTGGGTGACTAGATCGAGCCCCGCCGCCCGCAGCCAGCGGATGGCGAGATCCTCGAGCTCATGCCCGATCGCGAAGATCCGGAGCGACCGGCCGGAGAAGTCCTGGCCCTCATCCTTCGGCGCGCCCGCGAACTCGAACTGCAGCGCGCGCTCGCAGGCATGGCCGAGCCGTGACGCGCCGAGATAGTCGCGCGGCGGCGTCGCTGCGCTCTCGGCCTTGAGCGCGGCATCCACGGCGGCGTTGATTCGCTCGCCCATCGAGGGCCGCTTGTTGAAGTCCAGCATCAGAACGGGATCTCCGACTGGCTCGCGATCTCGGCCATCTCGGCACGGAACGCCTCGATGGTGATGACGATCAGCCGGTGCATGTCGTTCTGCGTCAGCTGGCCCAGCGGCCGATCCCAGCCGATCCGCTCCATCTCGGGCGCGAGTGCGCGCATCACGGCGGGCAGCGCCTGGGTTTCTTCCTCGGTGAAATCGACCATGCTCAGTCCTTTCTTCGCTTTGCGGGTGAAGGCCGCCTGGCAGCCCATGGAGCAGAACCAGCGGCGGGTTTGGGTGCGGGTTGGGCGCGGCCGGTGGGGATCGAACCAGCCGAAGCCACGCGTGCGGGATGTGCAGACGGCGCAGAGGACCGGGCGCGGATGCCAGAGGCGATCAAAGCCCGGTCGATCCGCAGCCTCTGCGGGCGGGGATGAGACTTGCGCGACATGGCTCACGCCGCCCTCCGCTCGGGCGCAGCCGACATGACGAGTCGGCGAATGTTGCGCCGGTTGAACTGAAAGGTGATCAGCGCCGATGCGCGGTAGCGCGTGAGCCCGTAGTCCTGGCGCTGCTGGGGCGAGAGGTATTGCAGCTGTTTTTCCGTCGGCGCCTGGCTCAGCCAGCGCCGGGACTTGAAGGCGCTCTCGTCGGTCTCGTGCTCGTTCAACCAGTCGTCGGCCTGCGCGAGGCAGACCGTGCGCTCGCCAACACCGAGAAGACGCGTCCGCTCGTTCTTTGCACCCCCCACGGCATGCCAGCGCCCCTCGAGGAAGAACACGCCGCCCCAGGCATTGAAGCCGCTCGCCATGAGCGCGGAGTCGTCGTCGAACAGATCCTCCCAGGCGAAGCTGGAGCGCTTCAGCAAGTCGATCTCGGTCAGAACGACGGTTTCGAGCGGCTGATAGCCATTGCTCAGGAACTCGTATCCGCAGATCGGACATTGACGCGCGGCGAGCGGGACCGTCGCCTCGCATTCCGGGCAGGTCTTCGTCGGCGCGTCGCACGGTGTGGGATCGCGGCCGTCGAGATCGACGTCCTGCTCCAGCGTGCCGTGGGTCAGGCTCGAGATCCCGAAATCCAGCACGATGCAGTCGGTCTTGACGATGCCGGGGTGCTCGGCCGGATCGACGGTGCGCAGGCCGCGTCCGACCATCTGGATCATGGTCGATTTGTAGGAGCTGGGCCGCAGCAGGATCACGCAGGACGTTGGCGGGTGATCGAATCCTTCGGTGAGCACGGAGACATTGACCAGCACGGCGATCTCGCCCGTGGCATAGGCCGCGAGGATGTTGCGGCGCTCGTCGGCGGAAAGCTCGCCATGGATCAACCCCGCCGGGATGCCGGCCGCGTTGAAGGCCTCGGCGACGTGGGCAGCATGGGCGACGGTGGAACAGAAAACGATGGTCGGCCGCCCTGCGGCCTTCTCGCGCCAGTGCCGGACCACCTCGTCGGTGACGGGCGCGCGGTCCATGATCGCCGCAACCGCGCCCATGTCGTAGTCGGACGCGGTCTTGCGGACGGCGCGCAGCTTCTCCTGCACGCCCAGATCGATCACGAAGGTGCGCGGCGGCACGAGGTGACCAGACGCGATCAGTTCGGCCAGCGTGACCTGGTCGCCGACGTTGTCGAAGACCTCGCGCAGCCCCTTCCGGTCTCCGCGGTTGGGTGTCGCCGTGACACCGAAGATCCGCGCGTCGGGATTGGCGTCGCGCACCCGATCGATGATCCGACGATAGCTCTCGGCCACCGCGTGATGCGCCTCGTCGATCACCAGCAGGTCGAGCTTCGGCATCGTGGCGAGATTGGAAGCCCGCGACAGCGTCGGCGCCATGGCGAAGGTGACCTGGCCGGCCCACGACTTGGAGGCGGCATCCACAACGGACGTGGTCACCTCCGGATTGACCCGGCCGAACTTCGCGCGGTTCTGCGCGGTCAGCTCGTCGCGATGGGCGAGAACGCAGGCCTTGGCCTTCGTCTTCTCCACCAGCGCCCCAGTGACCGCAGACAGCATGATCGTCTTGCCGGCGCCCGTGGGCGCGACGCCGAGCGTGTTGCCGTGCTTCGAGAGCGCAGCGAGGCTGCGCTCCACGAAGACTTTCTGGCGGGGACGAAGCCGCATCGGACGCCCCTCTACTCAGCCCAGGCCGGACGGCCCGGCACTGCCGGAGCAGTCTGCTGCTGCGGTGCCGCCGCCGGCTGCGGCGCGGGCGGCGATGGCGGCTGGTAGCCGTGGCCCGCCGTGCCCATGACCTGCGCATAGTCGCGATGGTCGGGCGTGACCGCCGCGCGGATCTCGTTCTTCTCCTCGCCCATCGCGTCGGTGCCGATGTCGATGCGCGCGACGAACTCCAGCCCGTCGAGATCGGCGAAGCCGTTGATCCGGCGCGCCGCCTGCGCCTCGGGCGAGGTGTCCTTGTCGGAAATCCCACGCGCCGAGTTCAGCATGCCGCGGACGAGGCTGCGGCCCATGTTGGCCCAGTCCGGCCCCTTGGGGCTGTACAGCCCGATCAGCGTGAAGATCTTGCGCCGGGCATAGGGGCCCTCGAGCACGGTGAACTCGCCGTTGAGATACACCGCACCGGTGGAGCCGCGGGTCGCATAGCCCCCGGTCCAGCCCTGCGAGGGATCGTCGAAGCCGCCGGGGCGGATGGTCAGCCGCACCTTGGCGAGCGTCCCCTTGGGGATGAGGTTCGTGTTCGACTGCGCGTCGTTGAAATCGTTCCAGAGACCGGTCATGGCGTGGGGTCCTTTCAGTTGGTGGGATCGGATTGAGGGGTCGCGGCGGGCGCCGGGATGCGCGGCGCATCGGTGACGAGCGGGCGCGCATCGATCGGCAGCGGCTGGCGGATCTTCTCGATGAGCCGGCCGAGATGCGGCGGCTCGAGCAGGTCGAGACGACCGGAGCGGTCCTTGGCCGGGTAGCCCCAGCGGTTCTGCGTTTGGCAGACGAAGACGCGCTGCGGCACACCCTTGTCGTCGGGCAGCGAGGTGAGTGTCAGCACCTCGTCGACGATGCCGGGCAGCTCGAGCCCGGTCTTCGATCCGTCGATCTGCGGGACGAAGACCTTGCGATTGAAGTCGTCGAGCTTCTCGTCGAGGATCCCGACGAAGATCACGTTCTTCGCCCGCGTGTGCTGCAGGTGCGTGAGCCAGGCGATCATCTCGCGCCCGTGCAGCCCGTAGGCGCCGCGGATATCCGGCTTGCCGGTCTTGTCGGAATGCGCCTCCGGCTGGCCCTTGCACCATTGGAAGCAGAGCCGACCCGCCACGGTGATCGAGTCGATGAAGACCGTGTCGTACTTCTCCAGTACCTTCGGATCGCCGTACTTCTGGCAGATCGCCCGGTAGTGGTCCTCGCTGTAGGGCTGGTCCTTCCGCAGCGCCGGGTTGGGGCCGCCGATGAACACCGCGAAGTCGCGGCATTCCCGCCATGTCCGCGGGCGGATCGTGTCGATTGCCAGCCCCTCGATGGCGAGATCGCCGGCCTCGAGATCGAAGAACAGCGTCGTGCTTGCCTTGAGGGTTCGCAACAGCGTGGTCTTTCCCGCGCCGCTGGCTCCGAAGATCGCGGCCTTCACGCCACGCATCTCGGCCAGCCGCTCATCTGCGGTGATGATGGGAAGGGTCATGCCGGCACCTCCTGCGGCTTGCACGTTGCAACGGGATCACTGCTGGTCACGGCGGCGTAGAGCGCGTCCAGTCGATCCGCTTCGGCCAGACACTCGATGCCCTTGCGCCGCATGAAGCGCCGCGCGTCGTCGAGCAGTTCGGGGTCCGCGATGAGGTCCGGGATGGCGACGTATTCCGCGGCGCTTTCGACGAAATAGGATTTCGAGCGCAGGTCTTTCACGAGCGGCGCGAAGGCCGCGCAGATCTCCGAGAAATCCCCCTGGGCCGGTCCATCGTCCTGGTTGCGCAGGATGCGCTTCACCTCCGAGACGATCCCGGTGCGCAGCATGCGCAAGGCGCCTTCCTCGCGCGCCTGCGAACAGGTCAACGGAAAGGCCGCCTCCATGATCTCGTCGGCGATCCTGGGCGCGTTGTTGCCGAGGCGGGAGGCGACCTCCCACACTGATGCGGCAAAGGCCGCTGACTGGCTATTCAGCATCGAGCCACTCCGTGATTTGCGTGAAACGTGCCGCCCCGCGGGCGATTGCCTGCGCGTCGAGCTCGTGAAACGGTTCGTCCCGCGCCTCGCGCATGCCCTGACGCGCGAGGGCCAGGTTTTCCTCGGTGGCCCATTCGGCGAAGGCGCGGAACGTTCCGGTCACATGCTGCCAGGCAGCGCGTGCAGGCGTCGGCGGGGCGTAGAGCGGGTTGCGCCGGCTGGCCGAGCGCTGCGGCCGCAGCCCTCGCATGGCGGCATCGACCACCATCTT